GATCACCACCAGCTACAGTCGGACTAGCTCCAGAAATTACTGCGGAAGCTAAAATTGTAAGTTCACTACCAGCTGCATTAGCAGATAGAGCGGTTAATTGATTAGTACCTGTATCTCCTGTTCCAGCTGATAATTGTACAGTACCGCTACCATTGTAATAACCAACTCCAGAAACTGTTGTGTATTGTATATTATTATTACCATCTTTCGTAACAACTTCAGCTATAAATTCATCAGTGCCAGTCTTTGCACCTAGGTTACCACTATTTCCGAGATTACCTCCTCCAGCGGCTAGACCGATATTACCAGTCGATTCGTCAATTGAAGTAATTATACTAGAGGATTGACCAAGTACTGGGAAAACTAACGCGCTGTATTTTTCAGTTGCGAGACCGTTTCCTTCGCCGTAAGGTAATCTAGAGACGAGTACATTTGCATCACTATCAAAGACTTGTTTTGTTGAGTGATAAAAATATCTTTCAGCTGCGTTCGTTGGTTTGCCATAAATCTCTTCAAACTCGGCAAACGTTCCTACATTAAAAATTTCATCTACAGGGCCTTGATTGGCAAAACCTGCAATAAAAACACTTGTTCCAACGGGTGCAGCGGGCCGTTGTGTTAAGTCTATTTCTCGGATTTCAACTCCAGGTGATTGTATAGTTCTTCTACTCATAGTAAACCTTTACAATTATTTATTATTTCTCAGCCTAAAAAAGTAGTTGATTCGGCAAATTAGACACTATAATATAAATATATGAAAGGTATCATTCTCGCAGGCGGTACTGGATCTAGAGTTTGGCCATCGACAAAAGTAGTTTCTAAACAACTCTTACCAGTATATGACAAGCCTACAATTTACTATCCTCTTTCTACTTTAATCAAGTTAGGTATAAAAGATGTAATGATTATCACGAATGGCTCGGCTTATCCGCATTTACTTTCTTTGTTTAAACAAGAAGACGGAAAAAGTAATCTATATCTTGGAATTAATTTTACTTTCAAAATTCAAACAGCGCCAAGAGGTATAGCCGAGGCGTTAATTATTGCTGAAGAATGGCAAGGAGATGATGATGTATGTTTAATTTTAGGAGATAATATTTTTACAGGTATAGAACCATTTAAATGGTCAAAAGAATGTGGTGCTCATGTTGTGGGTTATAGAGTATCTAATCCTTGTGACTATGGTGTAATAGAAACAAATTACAGTAACGGTCGTAGAGGAGTTAGATCAATAGAAGAGAAGCCTGACTGTCCAAAAAGTAACATTGCGGCTACTGGTATTTATTTTTATGACAAAACTGCAGGAGAAAGAGCTAGAAACCTCACATCATCCGGAAGAGGAGAACTAGAAATTACAGACCTAAATAAAAGTTATTTAAACGATAACTTGTTGTGCTACAGTGAGTTAGATAGTAACTACGCTTGGTTTGACACGGGGAATCCAGACGATTTGTTTGCAGCTTCTATGTATGTTAAGTCAATTCAGGATAGAACTCAGACTATGATTGGTTGTATAGAAGGAGAAGCATACAAGCAAGGATTTATAACTCGAGACGAATTTAAAAGCATTAAAAATAGTATGCCTAGTTGTAGTTATCAGACAAATGTGGTAATGAGTTACTTTTTAGATTAAATATCTCTATGAACCGGAGACAGTTTATAGGGTCGTTAGGTTTAACATTTGCGTTACCTCAATTAGAAGTTTTTGGTAGTACTACTACAGATATAAAAAGACTAGCAATAGTATATGTCCCTAATGGTATAAACATGAACCATTGGACACCAAACGGATACGGAGATATTATCGATATACCTAATACTCTATCCCCACTTCAAGATCATTTAAAGGAAACTCAGGTCATTTCTGGTTTAACTCATGATAAAGCTCGAGCAAATGGCGACGGTGCAGGGGATCACGCGAGAGCAGCTTCTACATTTTTAACAGGTAAGCAAGCTCACAAACACGAATCTAAAATTAGATCTGGTAAATCTGTCGACCAACATATTGCAGACAAGTATAATGGAGTTACAAGATTTGATAGTTTGCAGATCACAGGTAGTAAGTCCCGGTTAGTAGGTAAGTGTGATTCTGGTTATAGTTGTGCCTATCAATATAACTTATCTTGGAAGAACGCACAACAACCAATGGCTGCAATGCATGACCCACAAGATATTTTTAATAGACTTTTTAATGTTAAGACATTAGAACAAAAACAATTAGCGCAGAAAAAATCTATACTTGATTTTGTTTTAGAAGAAAGTAAAACCCTCGAAGGAAAATTACCAGCATCAGATAAAGTTAAATTAGACGAATATATGTATGCAGTGAGAGAAGTTGAAAAAGATTTACAAAACAGAGAACGCTTTAGACTTGATAAAGATTTCGAGTTTGATTTTGAAGTTAATAAGAAGTCAGATAAAATAAGACTGTTATATAAACTCATGCATTTAGCATTCTTAAATGATACAACGAGAGTTGCTACGTTCCTAACTCAGCACGACGGTTATAATGGTCCTCATAGAGAGATTGGTATAGCGGAGGGTCATCATAGTTTATCTCATCACCAAAAAGACCCTAAGAAATTGCATGATCTTGCGATGATAGATTTATACAATGTAAGGTTATTTTCTGAATTTATTTCTGATCTTAAAAAGGATAACTTGTTAGAGAACACAGATGTAATTTATGGGGCTGGTATATCAGACGGTAATAGACACAATCATGATGAGTTACCAGTTTTGCTAGTTGGTGGTAAAAATAAAGGCAAACACTTTAGAGTAGAGAAAGAAAAACCTATGTGTGATTTATTTGTTAGTTTGTTACACAAGCATAATATAGATGTTCATCACTTTGGAGATTCTACTGGTGAGCTTAATGTAATTTAAATTAACTTTGCTTCTATTCGAGTAAATTCAAAAGTAGCAGAGGCTCCAATCTCATCTGTATTATTATAGTTCCATTGTATCTCAGATAAACTTGTAGGGAATGCTCCGATATAATCCCATTGTATCTTTCTGTTCTCGTATTCATCTAATCCAAAAACAGTTAAGTTAGAAGAATAAACTGGCATGACTTTTCCAGGTTGGTGATACTTTATAATCTCGTCTTCATTAACCGTGCCCTTTTTGACGTCATTTAAAACGTCTAGCCATTTATATATAGCCCAGTAATTGTTATACTCTGTATCTATTTTAAAAGTAATATTAAGAGAAGAATAAGCTGGTCTTGCATGTGAACTAACTTTTATACTTTGAGAACCATAAGGTACAGTTTGTTCAGGTACACTTATTGCAGGAGTTACTGCCCCAGCAATACTAATCTCAAAGTTGTTTGGCATTACTCTATTATTATTGCGAGTAATATTGTCGGTGATATTTTTAATACCTTCTGGTAAATTCAATACTAAGATGAATTTATCTTGTCTATTTTTATTCAGTGGTGATTGATTCATACGCGTGTCCAACCTTCAGCTTCCATTATTTCTATATCCGATGGATCGCCGTTGCCAAAAATATTTATGTCTTCAAAGTGTACTGGGTGTGGATTCCAAGTGTCATCTATATTTTGTAAACTATAATCTTGGAGAAAATTACTAAACTTTTGATCTACATATGCTCCTAATTCTAATCGAGCAGGTCTTTGGTTTCCATCAATCTCTAATACATTATAATAGCGTTGTACTAAAGTATTGTCTAATATTAATAATGCCCAAGTTAAGGCCATAACCCTATCGTCAAACTCATAACCAGGTTGCGCAGCCCAGGAACCGTTAGGATATCTTACGAAATTCTTAAGTTCTTCAACAGCTTTTGTAGAGTTAAACTTAACACATTTTAACTCATTAACCCAATATCTCATATTAGTAATACCTTTATATTTTGTATTTGTATGAGCATATACTCCAAGTCTATCATATTTTACTTGCCCGACTTTAGGGGAATAATTAACTATATTTCTATAATTGTATTGGTGAAATAAATTATCTACTACCTGACTACCACAGTTATTTCTTTCTATTAATACAGGTGGTGTTCCCCAGTGATAACAAATATCTCGTACCTTGGTAGTAAATTCAAACGGGTTAATTTCGTTGCTCGCATATTCTGCAACTTGAACTATATTTTGTAAATCAGTTATATCTAATACTTGTATAGCGCTATAGTTTTGCTGAACTCCTTCCGCGACATCAACACCTATTGTATATAAATGCTCGTTATTTGGTTCATCCCAAATACTATAACAACCATCTTCAAATAAATGTTTAGGGTCCCTTGTCTCACTGGCGAGCTTAGCGTAGAAAATTTCATCAATAAAAGAGTCACCAGTATCAAGGAACTTACATTCAAACTCTTGCGCAAAGGCTTCTTCACTACCTATTGATCGAATAGTATCTTTCTTCCATGCTTCATCTCTTCCCGGTATTTCGTCCCATAAAATCTTTTCTGCTTTCCAGTTACTCTTACCGTTATCCGCATCTGTATACAAATTATAAAAAAGGTTATTACTACCATTAGGGGTAGATGCCACGAATATTTTAGATTTTTTAGAACTAGAAATAATGGGGTAAACAGATTTCCAAAAACTATCAACCAAATTATTAGGAATGAATGCAAGCTCGTCTAGAATTAATACGTTACAAGAATCACCGCGACCAGCATCCGAACTTGTAGTACTAATACCTATACTACTACCATTTGCTAATTTCATAGAAGTCTTACCATATTCTAAAACACCTGGTTTAAGATAGTTTGGTAATTTTTCATAGGCTGTACGAACACGAGAGAATATATTAATAGCTGTTTGTTCTTTGTTAGCTACAATTAATATACGTTGGTCGTCTTGAAAGCACGCTATCCATAGGGCGTAAATTGTCATCATTGTAGTTTTACCAGTCTGTCTAGAAGCAAGACAAGCTACAAATCTATTATCTCTCAAACTACGTAAAACTCGTTTTTGACAAGGATATAGTTCTATTTTTATTTTACCGCGATCTAGGTTAACTATATAAAAGAAGTTCTCTGCAAAGTATAGAATGTTTTGTTTAGCTTTCTTGAGAGTCCGTACCATTTCAGGAGTCCATTCAAACTCCATATTAGCATTAGGTAAATCTTTATTACCTAAATAGTACTTATCCTCTTTTTTTTGGCGCGGCATCAATAAATATTTACATGACCGGAAAAGATTTCGACACATTAAATGAAGCTTACAGAACTAAAGTAAGTGAAGGCTTGCCTGCACTAGCTGTTCGCGCACTAGCGCCCATGGCAGTTAAGAAAGCAGGTCAAGAAATTTCAAAGCGTTTTAAAAAAGACGAAGAAGAAGAAACTAAAGAAGCCGCAAAACCTGATTATATAGATGCTGATGGAGATGGTGATAAAAAAGAGCCAATGAAGAAAGCTTTAAAAGATAAGAAAAAGAAAGGTAAGACTATTAATGCTGCTCATTGTAATGAGAAAGCTACTGATCAGCGACCTAAGGACGAGGTAAAGTCTGATGATATTGAAGACGGTGGATGTGAACAGGTTCATGATGAATTGCAGGAGCCAATCGACGGATCCGAAAAAGAAAAGAAAAAGTCCAAAAAAACTGCGAAAGAGAGCATAAATAATTCTAACAAAGGTAATATTATGTCCGAAAATAAATCAACATTTGACGAGCTCTACGAGAGCGTAATGAGCGAAGACGAAGATTTTGAACTTGGTCTTCCCACCGAAGACGAAACTGATGGTATTGATGAGCTCGAGCTCGGAGATGACGAAGGCGATGAAGGAGGCGATGTAACAGTAACATTGTCTCAAGCCGACGTTGATTGTCTGAAATCGATTCTTGATCAAGTCGGTGGCGGGGAGGATGAAGGTGAAGAAGAATTTGGTGATGAGCCAGATCCTCTCGAAGCTGGAGCTCACGAAAGTGCAGAGGTAACTGAAGAAGACACCACTCACACTAAAGACGGTTCTAAGCCTGGTCATGATCCATCTGACGGTGGTGGAAAAACTACTGATATTGAACATTTAGGTGGTAAGTCCTCTGGTACAGGTGACGCGAGCGTCACTGATGAAATTGACGGTGGTACAGATACTGGTGAAGGTAAGAAACCAGGACATACAAAAGCTAAAGGCGTTGGTAAAGCTAAATTAGCTGTATAAGACAATAATTAAAATACCTTTAAAGAAGCCTCTTGCGTATGCAGGGGGCTTTTTTTATTAAATAATTAAAATGTTTAAGAAGATCTTTCTAGAGATACTAAAGAGACCTGAGAACTTACTAGCTAGTAGAAAGTTCAAAGGAAGTACAGGTATGGGTAGAAAAAAACAAAACCTGTTACCTCAAATGTATAAGACAGATCCAAACTACCCAGATAAATTAAAACGTTTAAAAGGTATGGATTCAGGATCATTTTTATTAAACGATCAAGAAGTACAACAAATTAAATCGTTATATAAAATTACAGATCTCGAACAAAGAGTTTCACGTAATTTAGGTAATACAGGTATTACATTTTTTATTAGCGATAACAAATATTATATTAAAAAATAATGGGTGCTTTTTTAACAGAGTCTATTTCAGCAGTAAAATACTTTAACGACGCTGAGCAAACTATTCGTTTTAATCTCAAAACGAATTCAGTTAACGAAAGGGCTCAAACTTATAAACGCTGGTGGAAGGAGCAAGTTAGATTATACGGTACTAAAATAGATTATTATGTACGGAATTTTGCTCTAAGTGCTACCGATAAAGTATATGGTGAAAACACTCATCAAGGATATCACCCTAAAGCTTCGTTTGTTATGTTAATGGATTTGTCAGATGGCTCCTTAACATACTCTCAATACGGTTTAGTATCAGATGACGAGCTTACTGCTATTATTGATATAGAAACATATCAAAAGAGTTTATCTACGTATTATGATGACGCTGATTCTACTGAACCAAAAGCTGGCGATGTATTTCAATTAATAGAATATGGTGATGATAGACCTAATGGTCGAAACGGGAAGATATTTGAAATTACTGAGCGACTAGATCAGTCAATTATGGAAATAAACCAGCTTCAAGGTCATTATGTTTTCAGACTTAAAGCACGAAGAAATGATCATGCATTCTTACCTAACTTAACTCCTGAAGCTGGTTCTACTCAAGTTTCTGATACATCGGGTGTAGGACCATTAACAGCAACTGAGATTGATTATATTAATGATCTTGATACTGATCAATCAAGTTATTTTGATTATGGTACTAATGACGATGTGTATGGGGACTATTACTAGCCTCAATCTCATGTTCTAAATCTTTAAGCAAAGACGGAAATCTTTCATTAATATATTTGCTAATTGGAATTGGTTTTAAACAGTCTGCACTAGCTCCTACTTGCTCTGCTTTATCGGAAATAATGTTTACTGCTTCATATAAGCATAACCATCGCGCTAGTTTTGAGTAGTCGGTTTCTTTTTCTTTAGTTATCATAAATTGGTTTTGTAGGCAAAATAGTAGTAAATTCTATATTAACTTTATTATTCGCTCCACAATGTTCGCATTTAAAATTATTTTCTTTTGTAAGATCAATATCTACGTTGTTGATTTCTTTGCAGCCTTGACATTCAACAAAAATTTTATTTTTTTCTGCTAATTGAGCTAATTGTAAGCTCTCCTTTTCAAGGTTAAGTCTCGCTATATATCTTAATACATTATTGTATATAAAGAAGAATATTATTTGTACTGCAGCTGTGAGTATAGAGAATTTCGCAAATGTAGTAATTGAGGGTTCAAAGAAATACCCTATACCTCCTACACTGCAAGAAATTATTATTAAAAGTAGTAAACTACGAATTATCTGTACCATCATGATCTAAATCGTCCGTTACCGATTTTATAAGATCCTGAATTTTTTGCAACTTTAAATTTACGGATTTCTTAGTTTTATCTTGGCTCTTTACTGTAGGGTTCTCAAACAATTGATTGAGCAAATACTGAGCATCAGAAATGCTTTTGAAGGCGGCCCCTAATTGCTCTACAGCGTGATCACCCGGGAACGGTACGAGGTCGGCTTTTACTTTATTGTATGTTTCTGGACTAGCTTGAGCAATATCAGCTA